CGAGTGACGAAGATAAAGCAACTCTTTTAGGTGGTGGCGATGTTCCTATGGTTACAGAATTGCCTAATATATTCCAAAGAGTATTTGGTGAAGGCGGAATGTTCCATAAAATTGGTAAAGGTATCTTTGGTAAAGAAGGAATGTTTGCAAAAATAGGTAGTAGTTTATTTGGAGAAAATGGCTTACTATCTGGAATGTTTAAAGGAATCTTTGGAGGAGGAGAAGGTGGCGGAGGCTTCCTTAAATTCTTAGGAGGTTTATTTGGAGGCGGTGCCGCAGGCGGTGCTACTACTGGACTAGCAAGAGGTGGTATCATGGGATACTCAAGTGGTGGTGTAGCTAGACAACCTACTTATATAGTAGGAGAAGGAAAACAACATGAAGCAGTAGTACCTCTACCAGATAATAGAAGTATACCAGTAAATTTACAGGGCGGTGCAGGTAATCAAAATAATACTAACATTACAGTTAATATTGACGGAGCAGGAACACAATCAAGCGTAGACTCACAGGGAAGCAAGGAATTTGCAGACGCAATTAATGGAGTCGTACAAGCAGAAATAGAAAGACAAATGAGACCAGGCGGAATACTAGCAGGAGGATAAGATGGCATTAGGATTTAGCACAACAGCAAGTTTTGGCAATAGAACAGTAGTACCTGATAAAGGTATGTCTAGAAATAATAAACCACTTATATTTCAATCAAAATTTGGAGATGGTTATCAACAAAGAATTGCAAATGGAATAAATAATTTAGACCAAACATTTAGTGTTACTTTTAAAACAAGAACAAAAGAAGAGATAGATGATATAATTGGATTTTTTGAAAGTACAAATGGAGTAACTGCATTTGATTTTACTTTTGCAGATACAAATGCTAGTGGCAACGAAGAAACAGTAAAAGTATATGTAGCTGATTTTTCTCAAAATTGGGAATATGATGAATTTTATACATGTAATGCAACATTTAATAGGGTGTATGAAGCATAATGTCAGAAAAAATATTAGTTAAGGATTTACAAAAGTTAGACCCAGGCTCAGAACTGGTCTCTCTTTTTGAGCTTGAATATATTAAAGGACAATTTATATATTTTCATTCAGGTCTAGACGATGATTTAACTACTATACAGATGAGAGACTATAATACAAATTCTCAAATTAATACTTATATTGCTTTACCTTCTAAATTTTCAGGAGCAGAAATAAAAAATGATGGAGCTATATCAAGACCTTTGCTTTCACTAGGAAACGCAACTACAGTTTTATCTACTGCAATAGGTACTCTTGATTATCATAGTTTATTAGGATTAAAAATAATTAGAAGAACTACTCTTAAAAAATACTTACATGGAGAGTCAGCAGCAACAAATCCTCCAACAGAATATCCAAGAGATATTTATGTTATGGATAGAATAAAAACCAGAAGTAAAACAGAAGTTACAATTGAATGTATTGCTCCTTTTGATTTAGCAAACATTAAACTTCCAGGAAGAAATGTACTTCCAGATAGATGTCCTTTTATTTATCAAGGAGCAGGAGGGCATAAACAAGTACATGAAAAAGCTCAGAGCGGTTGCACATGGCATTTAGAGGGTAAATATAGACCTACATATAAAGTTAACAATGATGGTACAGAGTATACAGCTTATGTAAATATAGATGATGAATATGTTGTACCAAGTAGTACATCTTTTACTTCTTATAGCAGTGGTGCAGTAACAGTAAATACTTATTACAAAACTACAGCAGCAGTAACAAGATATAATGCAGATGGTACTAGAACAGCAGTATCAAATAAAGACCAGTATTGGCAAGCAACTACAAGTACTTCGTCACCAGGAACTCCTAGTGATGCAAATAGTAATTTTAAAAGAATAAGAGTATATAGCACATATTCACATGGAACACAATATTTTACTTTCTCTGACGATAAGCAAAATGACTATGTTCTTTTTACAGATAATGTTGCTACTTCTCATACTAACGGCAAAACTTTGTTATGGAAAACTAAGAAAGCGAATAAATCTATAGCACCAGGATATTTAAGTGAAGTATGGGAAAAAGGAGATGGTTGTAGTAAAAGACTTGATGGGTGTAAAGCACGATTTGGATTTGACCCAATTAGTACAGGAACTGCAACTTCTACAGGTAAGGCAAATCCTAATACACAAGCAAAACTACCTTTTGGTGGTTTCCCAGCAGCGAAGGCTTTCTCATGATAGAGGAAATATTTGAGCATGCTGCCAATGAAGCGCCGAGAGAATGTTGTGGACTTGTTATAGAAGATGGAGATAATAAAAAATATATTCGCATGGAAAATATCTCCCCACAAGAAGATGAGTTTATGATGGACGCAAAAACTTTCGTTAGATATCAACTCACATCAAAAATAAAATATGTAGTCCATAGTCACTATGGGCAAGATTGTCAGCCAAGCGAAGCAGACAAAAAACAATGTCGTGAGGTAGGAATCCCGTATTTAATCGTTTCCTATCCCGAGAAAGATTACACAATTATACAACCATGACTAGAAATATAATATTCAAAGGAAGAATGGGAGAACTATTCGGAGAAGTACACAGACTGAATGTAAAGACAGTTCAAGAAGCCGTACACGCAATAGACACAATGAAAGGTGGTCTACGAAAGTATCTCATAGATTGTACCGAGAATGATATTTATTTCACTGTTCAGAAAGGAGAAGAATTTTTAGATTACGATACTTTAGATTTAGAACTACATGAAGAAGATATAATTATTACTCCTGTACCTAGAGGAGCATTAAGTAAACTAATGAAAGTTATTGTTGGAATAGCACTAATAGTTGGTGGTTTTATGACAGGAAATATAGAGGGGGCTGGAAAAGGATTGCAACTATTAAGTAGTGTTATGATTAATGTAGGTATTCAATTAGCATTACAAGGTATTATAGAACTCACGACAGATGAACCCGAAGACTTAGGAGAAGATGAATCGACAATGTTTAATGGCCCAATTAATAATACTAAATCAGGTATACCTGTGCCTCTTTGCTATGGAGAAATGGAAGTAGGTGGAGCAGTGGTAAACTTTGGTTTTACAGATTCAAGAATAACAAGTCATCAAGGATATACTTTTGTAAGTAAAGGGTCAAAAGCAACAACAGGAACTGATGGCGGAGGTTATGTAGGCGGTGATGAGGAAGGAAATGTTAACTGGAACTATACGGAGGCAGAATAATGAGTAATACATCAACAGGAAGTACATCAACTTTTGACGGAGCTGGTGTAAATATATCTGCGAATACTAGAAAGCAGACTGCAGTAATATATGATGTATTATCAGAAGGCCCAATTGAAGGTCTTGTAGACAATGTTGCAAGTATTAGATTAAATGACAATCCAGTAGCTAATAGTACAAATACAGGTATTATAGACCCTAAACAATCTTTCGATGGGAGTTATGTAGCTTCTTCAGGAACTGTTACAGATAATCAACAAAATATATTTGATGGTAGAACTACTGCAGAAGGAGTAAGACAGATAAGAATAGCAGGAGCTAAGAAGAGAGCAACAGGCACTATTAGTACAGTTGCAGGAAATAATATTATTACTTCAAGCTCTTCTTTCTTTGCTTCAAACGATGTAGTAACTCCAGGAGTACTAGAACCTTTAATTAGAATTGATGGAGCAGGTAGAGACGGAGGACAACTAGTAGCTGGGATTACTCAATTTATAAATACTTCAGCAATTAGAGTAGATACTACTCCTATGACTACTGTTTCTAATACTAATGCTTACATAGATTTAGTAGATGATATAGCATCTTATAGTGGTTCTACTTGTACAATATCTCCTGCAGGACAGGGTGTAAATGTAGCAAATACAGTTATAACTATGAGTAGTCCAAGAAGGTCTAGTACAGATACACCTGTTTATAATTATCAAAATTTTGGATATGCTTTTAGAACAGGTACTAGAGAGCAACAATATCTACCAACTCCTAGTGGAATAGGTAGTGCGTCAATTGCACATGCCGTATCTGGAGGTAATCTAGATACAAGTTCTTCTTCAGGATACCCAAGTCCAAGTTCTTTTGGATTTGAAACTCCAACAGAATATACTGGTAGTGATTTAACAATCACTTCTTCACAGATGGGTGTAGGTAACCCAGAAGAAGTAGACCAACTAAAAGTTACTATAGGATTTAACTCTATGGTTTCTCAAAAAGAAAACGGAAAACTAGGCCCAGGTTTTGCAGAATACAGAATGACTTTTGGATATTCAAGAGATGGCGGAAGTACTTTTACAGATGTAACTAAAGTAGGTAGGTCTACTATTGCAACTAGCACTAGTTCTTATCATAAAAATGGTGCCACTAAATCCTCTTCTTCAGGTGTAATTCGTACGAAAACAAGACAACCTTTTAATAAAGTTTATACTTTTGATATAAGTAGATATCAACCTTTTGATGCTTACAGAGTAAAAATAGAAAGAATATCCGCAGTTAATCAAAAAGAAAATAGTTGGCAACAAACTAACGCTGGAACAGTTAAGCAAATTGAAAATATTATTACTGATAAATTAACATATCCTTATTCAGCTTACGCAGCTGTAGTTGTAGATGCGGAAGATTTCCAAAAAGTTCCAAAAAGAAGTTATAGAATTAGAGGACTAAAAGTAAAAGTTCCAACTAATTACTTCCCAAAAGATGAAATAAATACTAGTACTGGAGCAAGAAGAACATCAGCTTCTTATACTAGGCATATAACTAACGGCTCAGACACAGGTTCTGTAACAGATTGGGACGGTAATTTTAGAGGAGATAAGAAAACTTTTTCAAGTCCTACACATGCTAATCATGAACCAGTATATACAAGTAATCCTGTTTGGATATTTTTTGACTTATTGACAAATCAAAGATACGGATTAGGTAAATACCTCGATGAAGATTTTGATTTTTCACAAATAGATAAATATACTTTATTTCAATTAGCAAAATATTGTGATGAATTAGTTCCTGATGGTAAAGGTGGAACAGAGCCTAGATTTACTTGTAATTTATACATACAAAAAGATATGGACGCAATCAAGATGTTAAAGAATATGGCATCAATGATGCGTTCTATGTTAGTGTGGTATAATGGTGAGGTAACTCTAGGAACAAATATGCAGAAAGGTGCTGTATATACTTTTACAAAAGCAAATGTAATAGAGGGAGCTTTTAGTTACTCAGGTAGTGCAGGAAGATTTAGAAATAACCAGATAGCAGTAACATGGAATGACCCTGATAATGGATATAAACAAGCTGTTGAAGTAGTCGAAGACCACAATGAAATAGCAAGAACAGGTAAGTATAGAAGAAAAAATATTACAGCGTATGGTTGTACTTCACAAGGTCAAGCAATTAGGCATGGTAAATATCAACTATTAACAGAACAATTAGAGAGAGAAGTAGTAAACTTTTCTACTGGTATAAATGCTGGAATATTAAAACC